ATCCATAAGACAGTCAATATGCAGTATATGGGCATAATAAAAACGCATGATGTCGTAGGGGTAGCCCATTTGTACGGGGGGTCGATAACGATAGCGGACCCACCCCGTCGAAGATTTTTTTGAGAATCATTCTCAATCTCAATCCTACAGAACGCCATCCCGCATTGCGCTGTAATGATATCAATGGGTTAGCCAGTCTATGCTGCAGTGCAGCACAATTTGACATAATACACCTTATACGCAGACAGGCCAAATAGCCCAATGAATACAACGATCATGGCATCGAGGTGCATCGCACAACCTGGCAAGCTCAACCGATGCGTGTATCATGGGCGGCGTGACGGGAGATTAGCGCGACGGATTTCGGAAGTTAATCTCCCGTCGGAAGCCCTGTCTTGCAGCTTACCAACCCAATCCAAAACCGGACATACCGGACATCACACCCCCATAGGGGGGGTGTGTGTCATGTCCGGCATAGATGTCTGCCCGGTATATGGCCGGATATGGACGGACATCATGGTGGGGGTACAGACATAAAACCGGACATCGGGTGTTTTGAGCCTCTGATGTCCGCCGGACATATGCAGTTTGGTGCATATGGTAGGTGCTTTGCCGCTTTGACCATGTGGATGGCTGTATTGCTGGGTTTTTGGAGGTTTGTTCTTTGTTTAGACCTCAAAACGGCAGCCCTCCGCTCATTTGCGCGTTCGCGCCTACTCAACCCGTCAAAAATACCCGCTTGACACCCCAATCCACATAAGTTTATCTTATGTACGTACCGCCAAAGATACATGAGGAGTTCCACATGCCCTGCTACATCCCACCGCCCTACAGGCCCAGCCTATCCCGCCGCATTGCGGGCCTAACGGCGGGCATATTGGCCATGTCCACGCTGTTTGGCGGTATCGCCATGATTATGTTCATCATTTCAGCAATGTTGGAGATTTAGGATGGAATTCATCTTTCAGACGGCCAAGGAATTGGCTGAAACCACTTACCTGTCCAGGTATGGCGAAATCATCGAGCTGCTGGATGACGCCGTGCTGCGTCTCAGGGCTGGTGAAAGTGAGGCTGCCGTTTGGCGTGTGGCCGACGCCGGGCTGCTCCTGAGGCGCAAGATTGAGCTGTACGGCAATCCCATGTGCCTTATCCCGACTGGTCGGGGCGCTGAGCTTCCACGCGGGACCAAGCTCACGGTGGTCAAATGATTTGGTATTTTGTGTGTTTGCCAGACGGCCAAGTCTGCAACCGTTTCCAAAGCCTTACTCTGCTTATGGACTATATCCATGATTACGATGTAACGGGGGCTGAGTTTTTCAGCGCCCAGGACGGAAAATGGACCAACATAGACATGCTGGTTGAGGCCTGTTTGGAGGAGGACAGGTTACAAGCTCAATATGATGAGAACCATTTTGAGTATGTCAGTTCACCAGAAAAGACTGGGCGGGTATAATGGACAAACTCAAGCCAATACCCTTCGCGTTCACCTGCCGGTGCGGATCACGAAAACCATCGAAATCAACCGCCCGCTATAGCGACACTGACCGCCTTCATTACGATTGCGTGTCCTGTAGGCCACGCCCGCAACCCAAGCCGGAAGGTCCTCCAGATGCACTTCGATAAAATCATCCTCTACGTTATCCTGTCGCTGGTCGCATTTTGGTCTGGCGTAATCTATCTGCTTACATAGGAGAAATCTGTTATGATTGAAGCATCAGCCCGCGAAGCCTTGGCCGAGATGGCCGAAGGCCGCACACAAGACGAATATATCGCGCTCGTGTGGTCGCAGCGTTATCCGAACGCCAGCCCTGACGCATCTAAAGGCTGGCCGTTTAAACATAGCGAAGGCGTTGAGGAACCTAGCAAATTGAGGAAAATCATATGAAAGCCCCAGACATGCTTAACCAAGTCGCGGCCATTATCCGCGAGCGCGGCGAAGTTTATGGCGACGCCCGCGATAACTTTCAGGACACGGCGGACCGCTGGACTGTTACGATGGGCCGTAAAGTCACGTCGGAACAGGTAGCGTTGTGCCTAGCAGACCTAAAGCTCGCCCGGCTCCGGGCCACGCCGGGCCACCTGGATAGCATACAAGACGCCATTGGTTATTTGGCCTTATTGGGCGAAATCGTTACGAACTAACGCGCCGCCCGGTACTCCTGCGGGATTGGCGCGGCCCCCCTGGCTGGCTTGGCGGTTGCGCCGGGGGGGCGCTTTACCGCTCAATCATCCACACGTCAGGCGACTTCTCATATATCTTCTTGGCGTCCCTGAGCAGCTTGAGCGTGCGCGTTATGGCGCGTCGGGCATTGTCTGTGTTGTTGCCGCTCATAGGCATCGACTCCATCCGCATCTCGTTGGTCGTGACGGGCAGCCCGGCATCCAGCATCTTCATAATCAGGCTGCTATACTTGCCTGATCTCAGGGCGTCAGCGGCCTTCCTAGCCTGGTCCGAATGCTTGGCCACTAGGCTGGTCTGGCGTTCGCCGTGCTGGTCCACGCCCAGGTCTATGCTTTCCATGTCAAAGTACGTCGGGTGGGCGGGATGTTCTGAGTCCTTCATTTTGACTACGGTCATCTTGCACGTCAGCGCCTCACTGTCTGGCCGAACAATCGAAAGCATTGCATCCATGGCGGCGGGCAGGGCTGACGACCCACGGGGTCTGTTGGCAGCGTCCACGCCATACCCTGTGTGGTGAATGATCATAACGGTGGCCCCGAAAGGCGCGCGCAGGTTCTGGCCTACAGCCCGGCAAAATTCGCTGATCTTGGCGCTGTCGTTCTCATCTCCGCCGCCGTACAGTTGGGCCAGAGTATCCAGCACGATAAGCACTGGCGGCTCTGCCATTTCCGCTATTTCCATACGCAACGCGGCCATCTCGTCTTTGGCCGTCAGGTTCACGGGTATGGTGACCACGTTGAAATTCGGCACAAACTCAGCGCCGTCTAGGTGCATCTTGGCCCAGGCGGCGGCCCGGCGGTAAATGCCAGCCCCGCCTTCTGCGGCGCAGTACAGGACCGGGCCTTGCTTGGTGCGTTGCCCTAGCCATTCCATGCCTGACGCTATGTGCAGGGCGCTTGAAAGGGCCACAAACGATTTAAACGTTGAGCTGGCCCCAAAGAGGCACATGATGGCGTTCTCTGGGATGTATGTCTTGACCAACCAATCAACGCTGGCCGTGGCGGTCTTGAGCTGCTCCATGCTCATAATTAGCTTGGCCGGTGGCGTTGGTGCGCCTTGGTCGTCTGGTGCGAACTTGCCCGCTGATTCGACCATGCGGACTAGCTCTGAGCCTGTTCTGGCCAGCCAGCGGTCCATCTCTAGGCCCGGCACCGTTGGCCTTGAGGCGTTCATAATGGATCGCAAGTGGTTGACCACAGCGCCCCGGTGCATCCCCGAGGCCACCATTGACGACGATAGTTTCAGCAAGGCATCGTGGTACACCCGCTGCGTAAGGTCTGGATTTATAAGGGCTTTATAGAGTTCCGAGCTATCGCCAGAGCTTGTCTTGATGTCTGATTCGAGCCGTGCTTTGCCCGCTGATTGCCTAATATCGTCCAAGTCAAGCCCAAAAGTGGCACAGGCATCACGTAGCGAATAGAAGCCCATCTTGGCTTTTAGGAGCTGGTGGGCGAAGGGGCCTTCGTCGCGGGCTTTGGTGTTGGACCCCACTGGGAGGCGGGCGTAGCGGGTTGCGCTGTTGCCAGACGGGTCGCCTGTGTACAGCCCGTCTGCGGCCATGCGCTGCAAGATGGCGTCAATCAGCGGCAGATTGCGGGCATCCTCATCATCGGGGTCTATCAGCACGCCGACCTGGGACTTGTGTGGACTGGTCTGGACGACAAAGGACGGCATTGCATTGAGTTCGTTGGGGTCTATGTCGTCTGCCAACAGCACGGCTAGGCGGGAAAACGTCTCTTTGTTCCGCAGCCGCTTGCCACCTTCCGACTTCAACACCGCAACGCAATAAAACGTATTATCTTCTTGACGCTGATCAATAATCGCCTTCTCATTGTCGGTCCCCAGATACGAATTGCCACCCCATACTGTTGGATTGGCCTTATTTGGGTCTGACGCAAAGGCCGTGGTCCAACCATACGTATGGTTTTCCCCCAGCACCCCATACAGGGCCGCCAGAAACTCTGAATTACGCATTGGGGCCTCAGTGGTTAGATGCTTGCGAGCAACTTGAGTTTGATGGCGATTTTGTGCCTGGCGGCGTACTTAAGTATCTTAGGCCAGTGCTTCTGGGGAATGCGGCCACCTGTCCCTGCGGGAATGATCCACCGGCTTACGGCGGGCTGGGATAGCCCTAAGAGCTTGGCCGTCTTGGTTATTCCGCCCAGCTTGGTACAGACTTCGTAGGCCGGTTCGCACCTGCCTTTAATATCAGACATGATTTTACCCTTTGAAAGCACTGGGGACGATGCAGTGCTTCGGATGCGATGACAAGCAAAAATAACTAAAAAACATATTGAGTTTTACTTGTAGTCTTCGTAAACCATCACACGCTTGATTTGAAAAGGAGTACCTGAATGGCGTTTGACTTAAAGTCGATCAGCAAAAACGAGGCCATATCTAGCCCCCGCATACTTCTGTATGGGGTTGAAGGTATTGGCAAAAGCTCGTTTGGGGCATCATGTCCCAAGCCTGTGTTCATCTGCACGGAGGACGGCCTTGGCTCGCTAAAGGTTGACGCTTTCCCGTTGGCTCAAACGTCTGATGACGTTATGGCCGCAATCCAGACCCTGTATATAAGTGACCATAAGTTCAAGACTGTCGTGGTTGATTCGATGGACTGGCTGGAAAATATGATCAGCCGTGAAATTGAGTCCAAGTATGATGCTAAGGACTTGGCGTATGGCCGGGCAGCCGTGTACGCCGTGGCCCGCATGCGGGAGATATTGGACGGTCTGAACGCCCTTCGTAATGACAAGCAGATGATTGTTGTCTTGATCGCCCACTGCCAAATCCGCCGCTTTGATAGCCCAGAGGTTGAGCCTTTTGACCGCTACATGCCCAAGTTGCAGGACAAGGCTAACGCTGTTTGCCGCGAATGGGTTGACGCCGTTTTGTTTGCCAACACTAAGACGTTGGTCAAGAAGGATGACACGGGCTTTGGCACCACGAACAACCGTGGCATCACCACTGGCGAGCGTATGCTGTTCACCAGTGAGAAGCCCGCCTACATGGCCAAGAACCGTTATTCCATGCCGGAGTCTATCCCGATGACATGGGACGCATTTGCCGCTGCTATTGTTTAACCAAGGAGAATTGACACATGCCTATCATCGACTTTGACGCTGTTGAGTCTGACTTTGCGCCGCGTACGTTTGAAGCTCTGCCACGCGGCGACTACACCGCTATGATTACCGATAGCGTTTTGAAGGACACAAAGGCTGGTAACGGCAGCTATATTGCTCTGACAATGGAAATCATTGACGGCGCTTTCTCTGGCCGCAAAATCTGGGATAATCTTAACGTCAAGAACGCCAACCCTACTGCTGAGAAAATCGCCCACGCCAGCCTGACGCAGTATTTCGCGTCTTGCGGCCAGGATTTGCAGAAGGGCGCTAACACTGAGTCGCTGTACAACATTCCTTTTAAGCTCATGCTGGGCGTTGACCAGAAAGACCAGAGCCGTAACAGGGTAATGGGTTCCAGCCCGCTTGGCTCCGCCCTGAAGCCCAAGCCCGTTATTCCCCGCGCTGCCAATGACTCCGCCAAGAAGCCTTGGGAGAAGTAGAATGGTTGTTGTCCCAGAGACTGATCACAGCACGTCCATCCAGATTTACAAATGGTACGAATCTAAGTCGGAAGGACACCGCGAACATCTTGGCGCGTCCTTGATTGGGCATGAATGTGATCGGTTTCTGTGGCTGACATTTCGGTGGGCCGCTTCCCCATTTTTCGGTGGGCGGGTCTTGCGCTTGTTTGGAACCGGCAAAAGGGAGGAGCAACGTGTTTACGAAGAATTGCGAGCAATTGGCGTCGAACTCCACATTGACGATAATGGAAAACAGATTGAATGCCGCGATGAGTCAGGCCACTTCGGCGGCAGCGTTGATGGCATTGGTCTGGGGTTTCCAGAAGGGCCAAAGACCTACGCCGTGCTTGAAGTCAAAACGGCCAACTTTGCGGCATCCAAAAAGCTGAAAGACAATGGCGTAGAGAAAGCAAAGCCCCAGCACTACGCTCAGATGATGGTTTACATGGGCATGTTGAATTTGAGCCGTGCGCTTTATCTCAGCGTCAACAAAAACACTGACGAGATTTACACGGAATGGGTGCATTTCGATAAGGATGTTTTCACTGACCTGACCCGCCGGGCCAAGCGCATCATTACCGCGTCTGCGCCTGGCGAGAAAGTTACTGATAGCGCGTCAAAGATGCCATGCAAATGGTGCGACTTTGCGCCGTTCTGCCATGACACACAGACAGCCGAGTTTAACTGTCGGACTTGCTGCCATTCCACGCCCATAGCGGACGGCAAATGGTACTGCAACGAGTTTGCAAAGAACCTGTCAGTCGAGGACCAGCGGGCTGGCTGCAACAGCCATGTCTTTATCCCGGCTCTGGTGCATGGGACACCTATCGACGGCGGCGACAACTTTGTCGAGTAT